GTTTAATGCAACTCGTCGCTTATGGCGCTCAAGATGTTTACCTATCTGGTAACCCTCAAATTACTTTCTTCAAAGTCGTCTATCGCAGACATACGAATTTTTCAGTCGAACCAATCCAACAAACTTGGAACGGTGCTGCTGATTTCGGCCGCACTGTAACCTGCAACATCAACAGAAATGGTGATCTTATCACTAATATGTATGTTGCAGTTAAATTAAACGCTCAAGCTGCTGACAATGCTCCTAATGCTGTTGCATGGGGTTTTGTTAACAGACTTGGTCATGCTATGGTTGAATCCGTTAAAATTGAAATCGGTGGTTCTAAAATTGACGAACAATATGGTGATTGGCTCAACATCTGGTATGAGCTTACCCATAAAACAGGTCAAGAACGTGGTTACGCTAAAATGATCGGTGATGTTCCTGAATTAACTTCAGTAACCACTGGTTCTATGAACGCTTACCAAATGTACATCCCACTTCAATTCTGGTTCAATCGCCATAATGGTCTAGCTCTTCCATTAATTGCCTTACAATACCATGACGTTCGCGTCACCCTTAAATTCCGTGATGCTCTTGCCTGTGTTAACTACGCTGGCACTGTAGCTCCCCAATTAGCCAACTTAATGGCTGATTCTTACCTATTAATTGATTATGTTTATTTAGATTCTGAAGAACGCAAGAGATTCGCTCAAGCTTCCCATGAATACCTCATTGAACAACTCCAATTCACTGGTTCTGAATCCTTAACTGCTGCTTCCAACAAATACAGACTCAACTTTAACCATCCTTCCAAATATTTAGTATGGGCTCCTCACCTTGAACGCTACAACTCTCGTACCAGATGGGTTGCCTACGCTTTTGATGGTAACTGGAACGCTGCTCGTGATCGGTTCGCTAAAGTCGTTGCTGCTGCTGCTTCTGCTGGTGCCGCAATGGCCGGTAATGGTTCTATCAGTGCTACCTGCACAGCCCCAGTTGCTGTTGGCGATTTAGTTGAACCAGTCAGACCCGTTGGTGGTTTATTTGACAGACTTGAAGTCAAATTCGTTGCCCAATCTGCTACTGCTGTCAATGGCCCAGTCCAAATTGCATCATCCCGCGATAACCTTCTCGAAAATGCAATTGTTACCCGTAACGATTTAACCATGGAAGATTTATCTATGACTGTTGATCAACTTGCTGCTTTAGCTGGTGTTAATGCTGGTGTTCTTGCTGCTTATGCCCTCCAAGTTGTTAACTACCATAACTATGGTAACTTCATTGATGGTTCTGATAACCCAGTCATCAATGCTAAACTCCAACTTAACGGTCATGACAGATTCCAAGCTCGTGATGGTAACTACTTCAACTATGTCCAACCAGCTCAACACTTTTCCAATACTCCTGCTGATGGTATCAATGTTTACTCTTTTGCTCTTAAAGCTGAAGATCATCAACCCACTGGTACCTGCAACTTCTCTCGTATCGATAACGCAACCCTCCAAGTCGACTGTGGTATGAACAATGCCCCAAGAGCTGACTATGTTGCTAAATACATCGGTAACAGCTCCAACTCTGTTGTCAACATCTTCGTTACATCGTATAATGTCCTCCGTGTCATGAGTTAACGTTTGAAATTGTACTCTTCATCATTTTATATGTTAAAGACTAAATTCAAATACTGCTCTGAAAAGTAACACTCTTATCCTAAATTACATATACGGATAAGCAAAATAGGTTAGTGGTATGTAAATTAAGAATATTTGTATAATTCTTAAAAAACCACAGTTACTAGTACTAGTTTAATCAACTAGTGCAACAAAACCAAACTGTTCTGGAACACCCTAAAGACAAAGATACCAAGTTTTAGTTGAAAAACTAAAATGGCTAGGAATAAACCTAGAGGTGAAAATTCTTTGTATATGTAGTAAAAACTACTAAATGGGCAATCAGCAGTCAAAGTCCTAAAGTCAATAAGCAAGACTATGGATAAGATTCAACGACTATATGGTTTTGGGTCCGATAGATTTAGCAAATCTAAATGACGGCTTAAGATATAGTCTAGACCCTCATTCCTGTCTCTTTTTTAGAGTTTATAGAGAATGGATAAATACATCGAAAGATGGGGTATCGTGTTCATCAAACTAAATGAATAATAAATTCGATGAACCACAACCGGGAATGGCCGG